TCTAAATGCTACTATAATTCGATCGTCGTTCACCGCGATATGCGCTTGAGCTCCATCAACGTCAATCAAAAGTGATTCATAATATCCTAATTTTTTAAAATCTTGTTCTGCATTATCTAAATAAGCTATTCTGGCTATCTCGGCGAAATGTGTATATTCCGCCATTTTTGTCCTCGTTATTCTTGGTAAATTTTCTGTAAATAAGTTTCAAATTCTTCAACTTTCGCCAAACGATTTGGCCATAAAATATATTCCTTTTCAGGATTCTTTTTTAGATTGGTAAGCAATGGCACAATTGAGTTGTATAGCTTATCAATCTTAGCTTGTAATTCTTCTGCAGTTTGCGCAGTTTGGGACGCTGAGGCAGTAGCTTGTTGCACTGCCTCTAATTCAGCTTCATCAACTGCCGTAAATCCAAAGTCAAAAATATCGTCCATATTTTTCTACTCTTTAAAATACCTATCTAAAATGTCCATATGGTCTTCATATTTAGCCATTTCTTCTAATTCTTTTTCAATTGCATCCATAACATCAGAATGCTCACCAACTCCAACTGGATTGGTTAAATAAACTTCAATATTGACACGATGTTTTTCTACGTGAGCTCGGGCATGATTATATGCAGCTCCTAGCATATTTGATCTTAATGTATTTAATTTCTCAGTCATATTATATCCTTTAAGCTGCAATCAATGATTTATAACGATCCGCTGCAGCTGAAGCGGCAAACGCTTTTGGTTTTACTTTTGGTTCTACTTGACAGACACCTTTGATATATCCTACAGCCTGTTGTACAACCAATGACGAATTATGTTCTTTATTTGGATTAATATCCAAATGAATCTCAATTTCTGTATAAACCATATTATATAATTTTAAATATAGTTCAGACACTTTATAAACTTCATTCATAAGCCGAAGAGATGGCCTAGAAATTTTAGCATCAAAATCTTGTTCTCGTACAGTCTCACCAAAGATTTTACAACCTTTGCGGCCAGAATGATGAACTACCACAACGGTTGTATAATCTGCATACCAGATGTCATTCTTTACAATTCTTTCAGAATCACACCCTATGTAAACCTTCGAATCTTCTGGTTGACTATTAATAAAGTCGGCAACTTCTTCAAGGTCCATACACAAGATCCTTTCAATTTAATTCTATTTATAACTTTAAGAACCTACAATAATGTCATAAATTTCTTTCCAATTCATAACACGTTGTGCAGGACCAACATAAGTTGCATTAAATGGGTGACGCATTAAAATTGATTCTAATCCTAGTTTATCTCCTAAGTCAGCATTTTCTGGCTTATCTTCAATCCAATAACAACCAGAATCACGGTAAGGTTCTAATACCTCATCTTTATCAGCACCAGTATCGATATAAACATAAGACTCAAATACAGTTGGACCAAATAATTCATTTAAGTTTTTAGTACGAAGATGACCCGCATAGGTATCTTCACTTAATGAACTAATAACCCGAAAAACATATCCATGATCTTCATGAAGTTTACGAACATATTTTACAGCATCTCGCAATGGAGATAGCTTGCGAATAGTAGCTGATTCGTTAAACATGCGGCAAAGGCGTTTACCCTCTTCGTCTGTTAAACCATAAGCTTTATCCATACGATATTCGTGAGGATCTACTATTTTATATCCGTGGCGGTCCATCCAACCACGGAAAGAGTACACCCAATCTAGGAGTACTCCATCAACATCAGTTAAAATTGTTTTAGCTGGATCTACATACATATAATTCTCCTCAAAAGTTGTAGTCATAAAATTTGCGTGGTGCATCTGCTAAGCTGTAGCGCTGGCCATATTTGTCCTGCCATCCACGATTTTTGCTAAGTCGAATACGAAATACTGGATTTTCTTCATTAGAAGTAATAATCCATTTTTGCTCACTTTGATTTGCACAATGCGCTGAAAATCCGCCAGGAATAAAATCTAGTTTTACAGAATCATCCCGTTTTGCATCCATAGCACGGATTTCAATGGTTTTATCAGAAATAACTTTAACAACCTCGAAAGGGTTAACATCAGAGTAGCCAATGTGATTTGCAAATTGTGTCATAATCGTTTCTCCTCATTGATTATAGTAATACTATACCATAAGTTTCTGCAAATGTACACAAAAACCTTTTGTTTGTTTTCAATAGGTTATCATTTTTTTATAAATAGTAATAGATGAGTTGACATACCTTTATAATTTTATATGATTATACAGAAAGGTATGTCATATGATCGATCCAGTTAGTGCCATAGGAATGGCAACAGCAGCATATAATGGTATTAAGAAAGCAATTGAAACAGGCAAAGAAATTTCAGAGATGGGTTCTACCTTGAATCAATGGGCCACGTCTCTTTCTGACTTAGATTTTGCGCATAAGCAAACACAAAATCCTCCATTCTTCAAAAAGATGTTTGGTGCTAGTGAAATAGAACAAAATGCACTGGAAGTCTGGGGTCAAAAACAAAAAGCTAAAGAAATGCGTGATGAATTACGTAGTTACATTAGCTTATATTATGGTCCATCTGCTTGGGATGAGATTGTACGTATAGAATCTAAAATGCGTAAAGAACGTAAAGAGGCTATATACGAAGCTGAAGAACGTAAGCAAAAGATGATAGAACTTTTAGCTGGAATTGGTCTTTCTATTGTAGCTGCTTTAATCTTATTTGTAATATTTTATTTTATAGGTAAATCACAAGGTAAGTGGTGAAAATAGTACAGATGAAAGGTAATAAGTGGGGATTGGTTGGTAACAACGGCCAGCTTCTTATTGTTACTAGAAACCGGCGCATTGTTGAACACCATTTAGTTAAGATGCTTTCTTCCGTCGGCGGCGGGGTGCAGGCTTAGGCTTTTCCTCTTCATTTACTTTTTCTTTCATAGCTTCTAATCGGCTAATAACTTCTTCGCCATCCATCCAAATATCTCTATTGTTAAGAACAGCAACAACTTCTTCTTCGGTCAAAAAATCAGCGTAGATATCTCGTAAAAGATTTTCAGACCACTTGCGTTCATGCACAATATTGTCGTACATTTCACCGCCCTTACCAATGGTTCCACCTGAATAGTTGTGGAACATAAACATTGAGTGGCCTGAAACTTCATATCCATGACCACATAAGAAAATCATAGTTGCTGCACTCATACAAGCGCCTTCAACTGAGCAAATGACAGTTCCTTCGCATTCACCAATTACTCGCATCATTTGAATTGCTGTGAATAGATCTCCACCATAAGAATTAATATGGATATTTACTACATCATTTTTACTTGCATTACGAATAATATCGAACCAGTCAATATATTCATCAGCTCTTTTAATTTCTCCAACTAAATAAAATTCATGAATATTTGCCACAGGTCTATGGTGAAAATAATTCTTCTTTTTATCGCTTCCACCAATCATTTCTAAAATATCCTCATTCATTCTTTGCCCTCAAGTTGACTGATTTTTTCTTTTAATTGTACTACTAAATCTTCTAACTCTTTTATATATTCCTGGACAACTTCCTTCTCACATAGTGTTTCACAACATATATCTATTTGCTGATGGGCTCTAGTGGCCAAACATTTTTCTCGTCGCATATTCGTCAATAGTCTCCAATAGCTTTGGTGCCCAATTATCTCTGTGTTCTTTAAAAACTTGAGCTTGTTCACCATCAACAGAAATAATAGTTACCAAATTTGTAATTGGCATTCCAGTTCTTTCTTCCCACATAATTGCATATGCAGACTCTTGAATAAAGTAACCTTCAATCCATTCTTTTTTCTTTAATTTTCTAGAAGTTTTGAAATCGACAATAGATAAAACACCATCAAACTCAGCCACGCAGTCGACACGACCAGCCAAGCCAAGGTGTTCTGAATACAAGGGGACTTCTTGCGCATACACTTTACCAATTCGTTCATCTAAGATACCTTTAACGTCTTTAAAATTTTCTATAACATTAGGCATATAACCTTCTGTATAGTCTTCTTTGTTGTTAATATAATCTTCTATAATTGCGTGTACTGCAGTGCCTCGAGTAGCAGCACGATGAGAAATCTTATTTGCTTCCTCTTCGCCTACTCGCTTTCGCCAAGCTCGAATAGCATCTTCACTTAAGATAGAAAGTACTGTGGTAACACTAGGATAAGAAATACCGTTAGGACACTTATATTTTCGTCCTGTGTTAGTGGTCTCAGCCAATATATCATTGTAACCCAGATCGATTCCAACATGTTCAAATTTCCTCGGTGGGGTCAATGTAGTCATAACTTTTCCATGATGTAGGTTTAATTTTTAATTTACGCTTTGCTTCTACTTTGCGAATACGTAAGTCTTTTTCGTCTCGAGAATAAACTTTGTTTTTTCCCTTTTTCTTATTACGAGAGTCAAAACGCCCAAACTTTGCCATTTTCCTTTTCCATATTATTTAATACCCATATGTTCCTTAGTCATTATATAATCTCTAACAAGACCGGAACGCACAATATCTTGCCAAGAGAATTCAATAGTCTCAAAATATTTTAGTTGATCGATAATTTCTAAAAATTTTAAAATTCCATTTTTATCTTTATCTTTATCAAAATCAGTCTGGTAATAATCACCACACATAATAAACTTACAATTTTCACCGACACGCGTGATTACTGAATCTAATTCGTGAAATGTTAAGTTCTGCATTTCATCTACAAGGATAACAGCATTTGATATTGTAGTACCACGAATAAAAGAGGTTGTAAGAAATTCTATTGCACCCTGTTGAATAAGCTTATTCCAACCTTCTGGATCAGAAACTAATTCAGATACAATCCCACGATACGGGGCAGTATAGGCATCTTTCTTTTCCTCTTCAGTTCCTGGTAGAAATCCAATATCTCTCGTAGGAACAATAGAACGTATGATAACCAACTTGTCATATGGTGTTTCCTTGTCAAGGACATCTTCAAGCCCAAGATACATTGATAAAAATGTTTTACCAGTTCCAGCAGATCCAGCTAAACAAATGTTAGATCCTTCATTATAAGCTTCAAATACTTTCTTTTGATTATCGGTAATTGGCGATAAGGTTTTAAGCCCCTCAAGGCGTATCTTTAATGATCTATTCATTTTGTTTTAATTGTATTATTTTTACCTGAACCACTTTTAATTTTATTTAATACGTCTTTAAATCCATCATCAGTTCTAGAATGTAGACCACCAACCATAGAAACTAATCTTGGTGGTGCTTTTAAGAACTGCTCCATATGTGGATTATCTTCTTTATATTTGTCTAGTTCAGATATTCTCATAAGAACTTCAAATTCTTCACCAGTATCTTTATTACGAAAATTATATGTTGGCATCTTTTTCCTCAGCTTCACGTAACAGTCGTTTTATATATTCATAGTATCGTTCTTGCTTTTCAGCTTTTTGGATGATAATTGGATCTGCTTCTTTTTTCATAAAATCAAATTCAAGTTGGATTTCTTTTATGCTGTGAACCATTTTGGAGTCTCCCTTTTTGACCATACCATTTTGAAATTTTCTTTTTTAGTTTTATAATATAATTGATACGATTTAACTGGATCGTGTTCAATAATACATTCTGGATTAGATTTCATTGCTAGTACAAATGGAGATCTAAGTCCATCTTTAATTTTTCTTGGTGGCAATTTTAGTGGCAGTTCTAATAATTGAAAAGTAGCATGTACCTTTCCATATCGGTACTCATATTCTTTACATAGCGCAAAGAAATGATCGTAATGCCAGCGATAATTAGCGATATTTTCCATAGTCCATAAAGTACAAGGATGGTTCCAATGGACTGCTTTGTATAAAATATTTTCTCTGGCGTCTGGTAGTTCCCAGTACTTAGTCATTGTTTTGCCAGATTTAGAAGGTCTTTTTGTTTCTACTCCATCGATAATACGGTGCGCAGTTGACATCATTTGCGCAGATTCTACAATCATTTTTACAACGTGCTTATCACATTGTAGTCTTGCGGCTTTTACTGGACTTTCATCTAGTATAAACAGGTTCATGGATACATCCTCACTTTCATATAATATTATTATATCACAATCAAGTGAGGATGTAAACAACTTTATGCTGCTAAAAGTTCCTCCAGTTCATCCACTCTTGATTTCATATAATCATACTTCTTTTGAAGTATATATGCTTTCTTATCGTTACCCCTTTTTTCTTGTCTCTTTATAAAATATTCGATTTCTCTGCAATCTCTTTTGAGTCTTTCAATTTGTGATCCGTACATATTACATTCCTCTGTATAGTTAACACGCTTTGGATTTCGGGTAAGAATAGGAACCTCCTGTCTGTTGTTTAAAAGAAAAAAGGACCCATGCCACATTGTGGCGGGTCCTGCACTGGTTATGAGTCTTTTATTATTCTCATAACTATATTTATAAAATTTTATTCTCTAATCAACCCTGGAAATGCTTCTTGTACTAATTTTTTCGTAATTCCTGAATAATGTGCCGAATTATTTGATTTAATCAAACGTTTGTCTTTCATTCGAATAAGCAGTTCACCTTCTTTTGGATGAATTGATTCTAAGATATTAATAAACATCTTTTCACGTTTGGGCGCAGGCATATTTTCTCCAGGACCACCTTTGATAAAATACTTAAATCGTCTTGTTTGATTTAATAAAGAATTTTTTGAATATCCAATTCTTTCAGGATCTTCGTGTGGTGGTTTACCTTCTGGCAAAATAAATTCAATGGTATCATCCATAGCTCCACGCAAAATATCACGTAGGGCTAAGTGGTTATTTTCCTGAAGAACTTTGATTTTTTCTTCTTTAGTTTTTGCTTCTGCTGCCTTTTCAAGGATCTCATGAATCATTAGTCTCATTTTAAGTGAATTCCTCTACACTCTCAATTAATAGTTTACAACGCTTCTTAATAAGGTAATTAAGTATTTTAGACTTATGCGCTACCTTTTGGTTATCGTATCTATTTATAATAGTATTTTTTAATTCTTGAGGTGTTTCGGATAGATCAATAAGCTTCTTATTTCGACAATAGTTTCGATAAACTTCTTGATCCATTACACTTTCAAGGTTTTCTGCATTTTCAAAAAACATATCCATTTTTTTCTTTGTCATTGGAGATTGGCGTATTCCATCAACAAAGGTATTATCAGGGCTTAAAATGTTTGGCACTCCATCGCTAGAATCACCTTTCAAAATCTGGTCAAACAAATATCGTCGAGGATTCGAATCTTGAATAAACTTTTTAGTCATTGGAGAAAATTGACGTACGTTATTATATTTCTGCAATTGGATAAAGTCTTTATCAGCAGAAACAATCATAACATCGTCATGCTGTCCGAACTCTTGTGTTTGTTCTACAAGAGTGCCAATAATATCATCGGCTTCACAACCATCAACCTTAATAGTTTTATATGGTAAATTTTCACCAATTTCTTCAAATACTAAATTGATAATACGAAAGATCTCATTCCAGTCAAGGGATGATTCTTCACGTCCATCACGGCGCTTAAATTTATATTGTGGAAATACATCTCTACGCCAATTAGAAGAATCAGTGGCAATAACCATTTGACCATATTCTTTACGAAACTTCTTATTGTACATTCGAATAGAGTTTAGAATCATATGACGAATCATATCTTCTTGTACATCTAGTTTTTGGGTAATGATATTTGCAATAGCAATAGCGTTATAGTCAATAATAATCATATTTCACCTTTTTCATGATTAATAATATTATATCATATTAATCATTATATGTAAACAGCTTATTCGTCTTCTTCTGGAAAAAATTCTTCACGCTTTTTATCGTTTATTTCTTTTACGTACTTAATTACCTGATGGATTTCATCCATTGGTTCTTGTAAAAAGTGCTGCTTTTCATCTACTCTATACATCATTGCTACAATGAGATTCATGAGTACACCCATATCTTTTACAAGTGTAAGATCTTTCAAAGGGTGGTAACCTCTTCTAGCTAAAGTATTTGTAATATCATCCATTGCTGCATAAGCAATTTCTTCGTAATACTCGCGAGCTTTTTCTAAATCTTCTACTTTTTCTTTTGTAGTTTTTAGCTCTTCTTTCCTATTTGGAAATTGTATAATTTTAGCTTCTTTGTCTTCAGACATTTTGGATTCCCTTTACGTGTTTTGCGTGTATCTTACAACCTATAAACTCGTTGTAATATTCATCGCTAAAAAGAACTCCTCTGTCAAATTGCTCTTTAGCTTCTAAATAAGACATTGCACCCTTTGTATTACATAAGTGTAATATCTCACGCTTAAAATTTTCTCGCCCTTGAGATTCTACAAGCATTTTTACTTGTTCACTAGAACCAAAATAGTCTTTCCAATCAGATTCTTTTTTGACAGTACGACGTCTAGTTTTTCCCTTTAAAGGAGGCAGACGTCTAGTTGCCCAAAAGTTCTTTTTTCCTACGTATTTTTTATTATTAGAAAGATCAGTTATAAGATACACAAAGCCTACATAATCTTCTATATGCTCTGATTCAAATAACTGATCTTTATAAGTCCACTGTTCCATAAATAAACCATTTGATTGCTATATGGTTTATTTATTATTCATCGTATTCGTCCCAATCGTAATCATCATCTGGATAATCATCGTCATTAAAATCTAGATCATCCTTAGTTTCAAAGCCACAAAAGGGGCAAAAAGTTGGAAGAATACCATCTTCTTCTGCTTCTTTAGATCTTACTTCGTACTCGATGTCGCAATCTGCGCAAATTACCTTAGACATTATTGGCTGCTCTCCTGGTTAGTATGTCTGTGGATACTTTTGTATATATAAAATTACAAACTTAGACCCTTTAG